CTCCTGATTTTTATATAAACAATAGAAGTATTTGGATTGAGATAAAAGGTTTCTTAGATGATAAAAGTAAAATAAAACTTAAAAGATTCAAAAGATATTATGAAAAAGAATTCAATAATTTGATTTTTGTTATAAGCAAATTTAATACTGATGCAAAAGATTACGCAAAAGAATTGGGTATTAAAAACGTAATCTTTTATGAAGACATTAGATCTTTTTATGCGGATAAAATTTTGAATTGGGAAGGAAAATAATGAGTTCGTATAAAGAACAGTATTACAATTTAAAAGAAGAAGAAATGCAGCTGCTGATATCACAGGCTAAAAAGGGTAATGAAAAATCTCAAAAAGAATTAGTGAAGGTTTTTAATAATTTTTTAACAAAATATACAACCATGTTGTATTATGGAAAATATAATCTCAATGATTATGACATTAGAAGATTTACTTCTCTTTTTGTAAAAGATCCGTTTGTTCGTTTTTCTTTAATGAAAAACAAATTAAATATGGCTGGATACAAGCATGTAAACGAAGTAATTAGGCGGGATCACCTATATGGCAAAAAGATATCGGTGACGAAGAGGATGTTAGACAGACCGTAGACATGACTTTTTTTCAGTGCATCGCACGATATCAAAGAAAAGATTCAGAAAAAGGACCAATACCATTTAGCCGGATTTTTGTATAGTTATTTTTTTTATCTTTTGAAAAAAAATGTTGATACATTTTTAATAGATCAATTAGGAAGAAAAACTTTTCCATTACTGAATGACGAATCTTCGGATGACAGTGAAGATTCGCAAAAGCAAATTGGGTTTAAAGCCCCTCCGGAAGAGAGGGAAATGGAATCATTTTTAAACACAGAAGAAATAAACGAGTTTTGGATTCTCGGCGAAAGCTGCGCTGAACCATTTGCCAGTTTAACCGTTCAAGAAAGACAAATTCTTAAGTGGCGTTATGTCGACGGATTAAGATCTAGTGAAATAAGCCAAAAAATATCTGAACACCCGAATACGGTTAGAGAGCACCTATCAAAAACAAAAGATAAACTATTAAAGATTATGCTGGAATCTAAGATGGAAGATGTGATAAACTTTCTCGATCTGCAAAAGGACTGATATGAACGTTCACGGAATGCAAAAATTAAATGAACTTTTAAGAGAGTTTATTGATCCACAAATTCAAGAGATCGTAACGGGATACGCTTCCGGACAAAAAGACTCTGAATATTTTATAACTATTCCAGACATTAATACGCTTGATCTGGACATGCAGGACTTAGCTTCTTTGGTTGCAAGGACTTCAAACGTTTATGGAAGAATAGCTCGCTTTGCCGGGATGGCTAGAGCTCAGTATAAGCTTATAGAGGGATCATACAAGAGGGTCTACAAGGCCAATAGGGTGGGTAAGAATGAAGCCGAAAGAGAAGCCAACGCCTTGGGCGCCGCAGAGAGCGAGTATACCGCCCTGGTCACCGCTGAGTCGATAGTCCATTTAGCGGAGTCTATGGAGGCAGCGGCAAGAATTGCTTCTGAATCCGCAAGAAAGTTAATTGACAAAGTGCAATCAATGCAGATTGCGTCTTCAAGAGAAGAAAAGGGATTTTATAATGAAAAAGATTTTAGGACATATTAGCATGTATATTGGTCACTATAAGGCGGTTGATTCAGCGGAAGAATTTTTTTCTGAATCCAGAGAACACTTGGATTTTCCAACACAAGTAGAGCACAAAGAAAAAAGATACTCCCTTGTGCGTACTCATATTGTTTCAACCAAAAAGCAATTAGGTAATCTAAAAAGCAGAGCAGAAGAATTAAATATTAAATTTGACGTAAAGATATAAAACTCAGTGCATATTGAAGTATTTTGCGATGGGGCTTCTAGGGGGCAGGGGCAAAAGAAAACGGGAGAAGCTTCATGCGCTACAGTCGTATACAAAAATAGAAAAAAAGCCGCACAATTTGCTAGAGGCCTAGGTTTAAGAACCAATAATGAAGCCGAGTTTGAGGCTGTCATATCCGGATTGTTAATTTGTGCTATGTCTGATTTCCGTGATCCGATTATTTATACAGATTCAGCTGTTGTTGCGAATCAAATCAGCGGTAAATGGAAATGTAAAAATCATTCACTTCTGCCGCTTCTAATGACCGTTCAAGATATTAAGGAAGAATTCAATTTTAAGATTGTTCAAGTTGAAAGAAGTTTTGTTTGGGAGCCCGATCAATTGTGCAATGAATTTCTAGATAAATTAGCTGACAAAAAGGGTAAGTATAAAAATCTGTGATATACTTATCAAGCTATGAGTAAAACTTTGCAAGAAAATTACCCAATCATAATTGGCTTAGCTGGTAGGGCTGGAAGTGGAAAAACCTCTGTGGCAGAAACCATATGCCCAAAGGGTTCGCTTGTATCCGGCACTGGATTAACTGAGGGTGTTTCAATTATCTGGCAGCATATCTTTTATGCCCTCCCATTGTATGAACTAGCTTCCATTAAGAAAAACGTTAAGGGGGTTAACGAAAAATCCAGAAAGCTTTACGCAATTCATGAAGTTCTTTACGAAATTTATGGGGGGAGTCCCATTGGTTTTGTCCCAGACTACGAAAAGTTTACAAACATGGTTATGCAAATTGAAGCTCTTCCGATAGAACCAGAGGGGGTAAAGCCTAGGGATTTTTTGCAGAAGGTAGGAGATATCTGCAGAAATCATAGAAGTTCATGCTTTTCTGATTGGGCGATTATGAAGTCCACAAAACTGTATAGAGAATATAGAAGCGACCTGGAAGAGGACGATGTGGCTAATACCTTTGCGGTTATCATATCTGATGTAAGATTTGAGAATGAAGCAGATTCTATTTTAAAACAACCAAATGGTTTGGTCGTAGTTTTTGACGCAGAAGAAAAAACTCTTAACGAAAGAATTCTTAAAAGAGATGGACAACCGCTTTCTTACGAACAAATGAACCATCATTCGGAGAAACAAATTGATAACATTAGAGGTAAAGCAACATATATTGTTAAAACTGACGATATGTCCCTGGAAGAACAATCTATTCATACACTTAAATTAATCACTAATCAACTAGAAAGAGTAGGAGTTTAAATGCCAAAAATAACTGAAAGCGCTGTGGAGCAGTCTGTTTCTACCGTTATGGATTCGGTGGTCGCAACACATCAAAAATTAATCGTTAGAACAGAGCCAGTCTTAACAGTTGCCGTGGGCAGGAAAGTCAATACTGGGAATTTTGAAAACGTAGATGTTATGGTTTGTCTTACGGTCGGGATGCAGGATGCAGACCCCTCAAATGTGGAAGCCTTTTCTATGGCCGTAAAAGACGCTGCGGCACAGGCTTTTTCCCTAGCATCTAGGGAGACAGCAGAGAGGTATAACGCAATAAAAGAGGCTCAACAGGGTCGATAATTTGCATTTTCTGGTTTTAAGCGATACTATATAAACATACTTAACTTAAAGTAAAGAGGTATAAATATGAAGAAATTAATTTCAATGTTTAAACAACTATTGGGTAGGCCAGAGGTCGCAAGTCTTAAGTCTGCCGTTAGTGACGCTGCACAAAAAGCCGCACAGGATGTTGCGGCTTCTGCAAAAAAAGCCGCTGAGGAAGTGGCTAAGTCGGCGGAAAAAGCGGTTGATGAAGCTGTTGTTTCGGTAAAAAAGGCGGCAAAAAAGCCAGCGGCCAAAAAAACAGCTAAGAAAACAAAATAGTGGCTCTTGCTAAATCAAGAAAAATCAGTAAAGACAAAAAGCCAAAACCGTCCAAATAAAAGGGAATTAAATAAATGGTAATTAAAAAAGGCAGCGAGACTTTTTCTGGTTACAACAAACCAAAACGCACTCCAAATCATCCCAAAAAAAGCCACGCTGTTTTGGCCAAGAGCGGATCTCAAGTAAAGCTTATTAGATTTGGTCAGCAAGGAGTGTCTGGTTCGCCAAAGAAAAAGGGTGAATCCGCATCATATCGCAGGCGTCGTGAGTCCTTTAAGGCCCGCCATGCAAAAAATATCAATAAGGGTGTAATGTCCGCCGCTTATTGGGCTAACAAAGTTAAGTGGTAATATATAATCAATCTAATTACTAGTTAGAAAGACAATGAAATAAAAAAGAAGGAGAAAACAATGCCCAAAGTAGGAGATAAGATGTTTGCGTATACAATGGTTGGCCAAAAAAAGGCCAAGGCATACGCCAAAAAAACAGGTAAAAAAATGACAAAAAAGAAATCTTCAAAAAAGAAAATGGGATACTAATCATGGCGATGAAAAAGAAAATGCCAGCAAAGAAAGCTGGAGCAAAAAAAAGTGAAGTTGGTTTAACCGCTGCACAAAAGAAGCTGCCCCCCTTTATTAAGGCAGCTCTTATGAAGAAGAAAAAGAAAAAGTAATTTGCAACTTTAGCAGATAGAAAGGCGCAACATGTCAAAAGTAGAATGGAACATTGTAGTTCCGGTAAAACAACCCGCAGATCTTAAGGGTATTGCTCCTGGCAAACTGCCAGAATCTCTTCTTCGTCCAGCAGTTGGTGGCGGAAAGCTTCATTGGCTCGCAGCAGCAGCATGGGCTGCAATGGTTGCGGCGGCGAAAGCTGATGGCATT